TACCAGTTCTGACAGAACGCGCAACTGCGGTTTCAATCGTGTCTTTTCTGCCAGATGGATATGTGACGGTGACACCATCTGATACAACATTATTAACCGCCTCTTTGACGGCTTGCGTATATCCAACTGCCCCAGTCATCACATGATTATATGCAAGGTCGCATTGCTCAATATAGAGCCTCTGAGCGGCACTTGCGGTTGTTCGTGTAAAGTTCTTCCACTCGCCCATGGTTGCAAGCATATTCCGCTCCATGAGTCTTATCATAGCTGGAGACTGTTCGAGCGGTACAGGGCTTAATCCTGCCGCCTTGTATACCTTGTCATCATAGTTCATTGCGGTGATTCCGGCATCTTCAAACGCTTCAAGAAGTTCCTGCTGTTCACGTTTGGTATATCTGGATAATTCTGCCAGAATGTCCTCTAGCAGTACACCGGATTCCTGTAGCGTTCTGATTCTCCACGCATCAGCATTGGTCAGAATATAATCCTCACCTCTGCCGATTCTTGCCATCATCCGCGACACGATTTCAGAGATGATATACTGATGCAGTTCCTCTGCTATCTGTTCACTGCCCTCTGTTATCCGGCGTAAATATTCTGGGCTTAACATAATTACTCATCTCCAAACAGTTTCGGTTCGTCTGGCTGGGCTTCTTTGACCATTGCTTTCGCTTCATCCTCTGTCATTCCTTCGAATTTCACGAAGTACATCCAAGCCGGTACTTTTCCAGTTGTCACATACTGCCACCATCTAGCACGGTCGTTTTCACGCACATACAGAATATCGCCAAAGTCGTAATTGACTTCATAAGCCCCAACCGGTGCAAGCCCGTACAGGTCAGCGTAGACGTTCAATGCGTAAATAACTTCATCTAGGCAAGACTCTAACTTATCCCTCACGTCTTTGATGAATTGGACTGTCCTCTGCTGTTCCGCTTCTACTCCTGTAGCTGTCTGAATGCCGCTAGATTCGTTGAAAACAAAATATCCGTTGGAGAATCCAATCTTGTACCCCAACTGGCTTAAAAGGGCATTTATGCCGCTTATACGGGTATCTGTGTTGAGAACTGGATTGATTTCTTGATAGAATTCTTTTTCGTCCTGTCCAAATACGTTTCTAACAAAGTGCGGCAAACTCATCTCATTTCGTCTATTCTCCATACCTTGTGGTGACATGGCTGCTACAGGTGTACCGCTCGGCATCAGCAGTCTATCATCTGCCAGAACAATCTTCTGCGAATCAAAAATCTCTCCGGCATTACGGCTGTATGCAATATCAAGGTCTTTTAACTCCTCAATGGCTTCTACAAATATCGGCAAGCCAAGTGGCGTACTAATATCTACATTGTTTGCCTGTGGTGTCCGCAGTACTCCGTACAAAGGTCCGTCCAGCTTCTCGCCGTTCGCCTTAAGAATCGGCGGAGTGTCTGCCATTAGGTCAGCCCACTTGGTTTGCTTGAGGTCGATCTTATCACCGATTGACTGAGGAGATTTTGATACATAGGCTCTGTTAGAAACATAATACGGATAGGTTGTCACTCCGTCCACTGTTGTCTCAACAAACCTGTGATATTCGAGCCTTGTATAGTATTTCCGTCCAACAGTATAAGAATCCTTAAATATAATCCCTTTGATTTCCTGATTATCGTAATCTACAATCATCACATCTGCCGGAGTAAATACGTCAAGGCTCTCACCGTTCGGCTTGATAAAAACCGTTCCGTAAGCACAGCCGTATTCTACCCAGTGCCGGATCTGAAAATATACTTTATCGATCTGCTCCTGTAGCCATGCCGCCCTTGCGGAACCATCTATCTGAATGCCGATCGCCAATGTTGCGAGCCGGGCAGTCTCAGAACACACAGATTTTGCAAAATTAATAGTCTTGATATTATTCTTATCATCTAACCATTCCGGAATTCCCCTGTAAATGTTCGCACACCGGTTAATCAGTGATTCCATCTCTGGAAACTCTGCTGCCTGGATATTAAAGTCCTCTTCGGCTTGTTTTTTGAAAATCATGTTAAACCACCTTTTTAGTGTTGTTATAAGTCCCATTTAATCTACCTTTTAAAATCCATCCATCTTACAGAAGTATCTCGCACAATAATGTCTTCATATTCTACAACTTTTAAGATTTCGTTAATGTCAGATGATCCATATATTTTTAAACCGATGCTCAAGAATTTATTTATTTTATCTGAAAAGTACCTATCTAACATTTTATGCACTGTGCCCCCTTCTCATGGACAATGGACTGGTTGCGTATCTGAGAGAATCTATCCAGTGATCGTTGCCATCTGGATAATCTGCAATCACTTCTCCATTGCTATCTACTTCATGCTCATAATTGATAATTTCCTTGTATGCTCTAGGTGTTCGTGTCGGATCAATAACTAATGTTCGGCACTGTAACCACTCAAAAGTATATTTGCGGCTTCCCGGTGTAACAATGGCCCTACGTGCCGGAAGCCCTGCATCTCGGAAGTCAATAATGCTTTCTTCTTCATCAACTCCGCAAGATATTGAATAATCATCATATCCCTTTTGTTTTATCTGGCCAGCCATTACTGTATTTCGGATTTTGCAACCGCCAAGCTCATCTAGTAGGATAACTTTGTCCTGATTAGGCACATAAGCCACACGAATAAATGCTTTCGGATCTGGATACCACCCCCAGTCCTGTCCCTGGTAGATACTTTGAAAGCTCTGAATCTCTTCATCTGTAATTTCTCGAATTTCTAACAGTTCGAAAATATTTGTGCCAAGTCCAACAGGAAGGCCAAGATATTCATGGTCGTAAGCTCTCTGATTTGTCTTTCTCAAATGCTCCGCATCATCAAGGAATTGTTGACCAAGCCATTCAACAGGAACTGATCTGTAATCGCTCTTATGCCTGTAGCTGTCGTCTCGTGGCTCTTCTACATACACATTCGCCCAGTTACTCCGGCTAATTGGCGGATTGAATGTCTTAAATACAACAAACTTACTGCCGCCTCGAAGGACTGACTGCTGCACTGTACGAATTTCTTCAATGCCCGAAAATTCGTCAAGTTCCTCGAACCAGAGATACTTGAAATATCCCTTGCTTGCTTTAATAGATTTAGTCTTTTTTGCCTTGTCCAGTCCTCTGAATATGATTTTCTGTCCAGTAGGCTTATAAGTGTACTGCATAGGGCTTACACTGGTGTCCCATAGTTCATTGACTCCGAGTGCGTCAATTCCCCATGCTATCTGTTCATAAACGGATTCTCGAAGTGTGTTTCCAACTTTACGGAAGATAACAGCATTTGACATTATACCGTTCTCTGCGTCCTGCATCATCAGGAAAGGAATCATTACACCTACAAAAGATGATTTAGTAGATCCGCGCCCACCATACAAATCATAATAGGTGTGTTTTCCGTCCAAAATGTCCCAGAACACATTGTAAAAGGCAGGAGCTATAATTTCATCCAGATTAATCGGATTCTCATTCATTCTGTTTCTCCGGCCTTGGAATGTTATTCACAATCGTAATCTTTCCATCTCCAGAATCATCATTTTTCTTATCAGCATCCCATCCCTTAAAATTATTTCTCAAGCTGAACTGAGCGCCATTTGAACCATCACGATCAAATAGCCTTTCCTCTGCGTACTGTTCTACTCTGGCTTTCGCGCGCGTAATCGTGTCATTAAACTCTGGTTTTGCTTGATAATTCAAAAGCGCCTGTCTGCTTGCAAATCCAAGTGCCAATGCCAATCCTGTAATCGTTGGAGGATGAACGTCTGCAAAAACTGGTGAGCCAAATTTATTAAATACCTGCTTGCCTTTGCTATCAGTCAAAGGATATCCTTTACAATCCTCAAAATATTTTTCGATTTTTTTTTCAATTTCATCCACCGTTTTATACATGGGCGGTTTTCCCATTGGCATTCCCACATTCTCACCTCCAAACATAAAACACCCTAGCATAGTTATAGTTATATATACTATAATACCATACTAGGGCGTACGTAGCTCTCTACCACTTTTATAAATTTTTAAGTTTTTTTAAAGTCTGCCAATCAGCTTTGCTAAATGATAATATTCCGCCATGACCTTGCGTTTGTAACCATAGAAGTCATTCTCTGTTGCAGGAACCGTCCTAATCTTCTCCATTGTCCGATAGCCGATACCGTTCACTATGCTGTCATAGATTTGTATTTCTATGCCTGGTGCATATTTGATTGACACTTGCAGAAGATTGTACTTGTCATTCTCATCAAGATGTCTGAAATGACTTTGAAGCGCCGGTATATCATCCGGCGGCACTCCATAATCGGTTAGTGTAGCTTTTCTAAGATTCATTTATTTCACCTTCTTCATTCAAACTCCAGTCACATGGCATGCCTCGAAAACATTCTGGACAGTGTTCGTAGAATCCGCAGCCTTTGCAATCCGCTGGCTGTCCAGTACAATATTGCTGTAGTACGTGGTATGCTGATATAGCAAGGTTTGGCGTTATGTCTGGTGTAGGTTTGCTATTCATTTCTTCATCTCCTCCAACTTCTTCTCGGCTTCTTCACGAGTGAGGAAAATAGATTTTCCTATAGAATTCTTCATAATTGAAGTAAACTTAATTTCTTTTACATAATATTTCTTCTTTTCATACTCGCATTGAACATATTCTTCACATTTCCATTTTTGAGTAGCTTCACAATGTTCATAATCATAAATACAATCAAGAAATGATCCTACTACATACACATTAGTTCCTGTCGCAACTGGCAATCTCACAAGCAAGCCCTGTTCTTCTAAGTCTTCATATTCGGCAAGTTTATTACAGCATTTGTTATGACCGTTGTTTCTAATGTCAGTTTTTGGAATTGCCTGCCGATGTTCACCATCGTCAATCCACTCTGTTAATCTCTCCATCTACTTCACCTCTTGAAATCTTTTCATAAAAAGAATTTTCCACGATTCGTCTACTTCTGCAAAATTTTCTTTTTCATATTCCTTGATCATGTTTTCAAGCTTTAAAATTTCATTTTTAAAAAAAACGTTATGTAGTTCTAAAAACTTGTCTTTTTTAAATTTTCTGCAATACTGCTCATGCGATCTTGTCTTAGTTTTCATGGTGTATTCACATACTCCTGTAGTAGATGCTAACTTCAAAGCTCTTTTCGCATATTCGTAATTGTCTTTATTTACCCCTACTGGCAAAGCCCAGCCCATAAAAGAATCGCATTCGCAACACTTTACTTTCTTGCTCATCTATTTCACCTCTTCCATCCAATCCTGAAATTCTTTCATACAATCGGGGCACAAATCTATAGCACCATGCGAATAATATTTTCTCTGGGCATCTAAATTTAATATCATGATCCCATTAGGATTCTTTCTATCATTTTTGGAATTGTACTGTTCATACAATTTTCCACATCTGTCACATTTCTTTGCACATGCCATTAATCCATTTCTCCTGTAATCTCATCAATACACTGGTTTCGACCATCAACCATTCCACACTGATAGTCCGTCATATCGTTCTCGGTAGTGTTTTTCTCCGGTAATGGCTTCAATGGACATCGATCAGGTCTAATACTCAAATCTGTAATATCTCTATTGTTTACTCTACAGAACGGGTGATGCACTCCACTGCGTAAAACGCATAAAGCACAATATTTTGGCGTATTTATCACTAATACCGATTTACTCATCTCATTCCTCCTGTATAATTCTTTATTGTCGAAAATATTTCCAACCACTTCAAAATATTTCAGATCAAACTCATCGATATACTGTCTATCTATGCTATTAGCTTCATGTGTTACCCATCCTGCAACGCCCCATTCAACGGTTTCATATGTCACATCCTCTGGGTAGGATTCGTCCAAGTGCGCCATCAGAATGTCATTTTCCCATATCTTATTCCCATTCTTGTCGCAAAGTCCTGTGAACTGGCAGAGGGTTTCTATATCGATTATATTGGTGTATACTGTAAACCGATCTGAATCCTTCCGATAAAAAATAATGTCCTTCCCACTTCTGTGATATTGATCCCTCAGGTAATATCCCTCGACCCATTCGCCGTTATCAATCCGCTTTCCCTTGAAAAGAATTTCTCTCATTCAACTCCACCAGCTTTTATAATTTCGATTGCTCTGTTCAGTCCAGCATTATATCCTTGATGTATGTCAGATAAGATACATTCTGATTCAATGAATTTATCTCTTTTCAATTCACTAATGACCTTGTCCGCATCAAAAGCTGTAAACTGTTTATTAACGCAATCAATAAACTCTTTCTGGTCAGAACTAATGCTATTTCCAATATCCCATATTTTAATATATTCAATTAAGTCGTCCGCATCAATTAGTCTGCTCATATTTTATTCCTCCCACACTCCCAACAACCTCATCCTCTCATACAGTACAGCGACGGTCTTGCGTCTGTATCCGTAAAAGTCTTTCGGGTTCATCGGAATATATCTTTCTTTGCTGATTTTCCTGTAACTTTTCCGGTGCAATATATTCTCAATAACCATATCCGCTATCACCGTGTTCTTCGGGCAGGCTGACAAGGCGGCACCGGAAAGCAAGTATCCGTACTCTGCCGGGAAGTCTTTCAGCATCGTATTCAGTTTTTCTATGTCCTCTGCCGGAATACCGTAGTCTTTCAGCTTTTTATTCCTTGTCAGCATACCGTTCTCCTTTCTAATCGTTTGGGTGATGCTTGTCGTACATGATCGCTATGCATACAAGACTGACTACTCCGACTATGATTCCAAGCGTAAGTCCTAATAAGAATGTAATCATGGCTCATCCTCCTTATAGCACTCTGGCAGTTCCATCCAGGCGTTCACATACAAATTGTATTCGAGAAAACTATCGTCTTCATCATTAACCCTAAATGTACCGCCGTCATCATCGACTGTATATATTCCAATCATCGGAATAGCGAAGTTTTCAAATGATACCAGGACGTATTTGCTTGGGTCGGGCAATCTCTCACTAACAGGAATCCAACCATTTTCTTTCTCGTCCTCTTCCAGGTCAGCCAGAAGCTGCTCAATCATATCTTGAATAACTTTGACATACACCCCGGCGTATTTGTAGCAGCCCGAATATTTATCCGCGTACTGCATTAATCTTTCTTTGATATGTATCATATTATTCCATCCTTTCTCAATGCCCGCTTCTTACCATGCAAAACAACAGTTCTGTCATGGATCTTTTTCTTGAACCATTGTGTCCACACTTCAAAATAACTGATAATCTCCATTTCTCCACATCTTCACCTAGTGGTGTTGGGCTTTCAAATTCTTCTGCAACATCTCTCTGATACGGAACTGCAACCATTACTCCCATGTTACCTATTTCCGCGTAACATTCCGGAAAATTCTCACGTATATGTTGGGCAAATTTTCCATTTTTTAAATCAGGTAAAATCTCTTTGTAGCACTCCATTGTTGTCACAAGGTAGTTTTTTTCGCCAATAAAATTTAATCCATTTCCGCTGTAAATATCCTCTTTGCAACTTTTTATTTCATAACAGGTAAATATTCCTTTTTCGATTGCTGAAATAGAGCACTGATTTTCCGGAATAAATTGCATGTAATCTACTCTTCTTGGCTTTCCTGCTGCGTAGCCATAATCAAGGCTTACTTCTCTAGCCCAGTATTTACCTGGACCAGAAAAACGGCTTTTTTCCAACAATCTGCTAAGAAATTTTGTTGTTTCAGATCTTTTCATATTTCCACCTCACTATCCTCTGGCATATAAAACACGGATTCTTTCCCGCTCCAAGCATCATCGTTTTTTACCGACATAAATTTACAATATGCTTCCTGAATCATATCCAGTACTTTCATGGCTTTTGCTTTATTCGAGTATTCTCCTAGCAGATAACTGCATCCGGTTATGTATGATGTTATAATTGTTTTTATAGGTCCTTCCGCAATTTCAGCGCCTGCCATAGAATTGAAATTAATCAATACTTCTCTATCCTGACTTCTGATTAACATTTTGTATCCTCCTCATCACTTATTCTCCTGTTCCACTGTTCTACGGCTTCTTCCTCTGTTTCTCTCCAGCGTTCCACCATTCCATCGCATTCTGTACAAGCTACAAGATATTCTTTTTTTGAATCGTTATATTCATTAATCAGCATTTCTGCCTTTCCTCCGCAAAACGGACACGGTTTTAATGGTTTTAATTTATCCATTTTCCATCCTCACTTTCCCCATGTAAGCAACTGACACGCTATTGTGCAGTTGGTACATGATTTTATACTCCCATCTTCTTAACCAGATTCTTATTCATCTCATCAAATATTACATCTGTGTTCTCCTCAATGTCCTGCATCATGCTCAGGACGCTCATTTCGCCCCTATTTGCCATTTTAACGTACTCGTTAGCAGTCTGCATGACTGTGAGTAAACGTTTCGTAGAAAAGCCATATAAACGTCTCAGGGCCATCATGGTCGTAACGACATTAATCGTATCAGCCCAATCTTCCCCATCGTTGAATCCGTTTTCGTAAGCTTCTTTCTCCATACTTTTAATCTGACTATGGCAGTTAATCATTGCTCGCCCAAATGCCTGTGCTGCCTGATTGGACTGAGCTAGAGGAAGCCTCTGCTTCCGCGGCTTTGCTTTAAGTTTGCTGCTCACGCTTCACACACCTCCTAATTTGCCCTGTAACGGCCTCAAACTGCTTAAGCAATGAGCCATCATCATTCCGGTTTAAAGTCCTGTCATAAGCCGGAGAAACGTCCCACAAGTCATTTACGAGGACGCCACGCGCCACGCTGTTGAGTAGTGCGCTCCGATGCGCTCCTGTGATGCTTATGATCTCGTCAAGGGTAAACTCTCCGACATATTCAGTACCTTTGAACAGCTCATACAGTTTCATGTTTCTTCCTCCTTGTCACGAACTCATATCCTGTTAACCGGAACGCTCTCGGTGTCTTCGGGTGATCTGTTTCGATCAATCCATCTGTTCGCAGCATATCCATGTGGCGGAGCACCGTAGCGTTTGACACACCGACCCCGTCAGCAATCTCTTTGTAAGACGGTGCGTACCGATGTTCTTTGATATACCGGCAGATGTACAGATATATGTCTTTGTGAATCTGCTGGCCTTCTTTATACTTCTGTTTGTACATTCTTCTCACGCTCCTTTTTCATCCTCTGCGCTCTTTTAAACATTTTTTCGAGATAGTCCGCATAAGCCAATAGCATATGATCTACAAACCCGTTTTTTCGATATTTTTCTGACATAATATGAATCTGCTCTGTCACCTGCTGCCAGTATTCATCATTTTCTTCGATTCCAGCAGTCTGGAGAACCAGTGCCGGAAAATCGATTTGAAGAAATTTCATTGTGCTCGGTATCTGTTCATGCTTCACTCTCACGGTTATGCACCTCCTCACACTTTTTTGCCATGTAACCCATTTCCGTAAAAGTTATGTAAACTATGTACTTTTGTAATTTTCAGCCAATTATAATATAATTATTATAATTTTAAGATTATATATATCATGTAACCACTATGTAACCCACTTTTTAAAATGTCAGGTTACGCCAAAAACCCTTATTTTATGCAGGTTTCAGAGGTATGTAACCGTGTAACCAATGTAACCAAGGTTTTCATATAGGAGAATCACTAGAGTATATGTTTTTTATACACTCTCAAACTTTCTCCTATAGGACGTTTTTTTTCGTGTTACAACGGTTACATGGTTACAAATTATGAAAACGGAACATTTGCTTCGACATTAGTTGGCAGAAAACCAGTTTCAATAACCTCATTTTCTTGCTCATTTTCGAGGCTTTTTATGTTGACAATCTTTACTGCAATAAGTCTCATCACGCTTCCTCCGTCCCTTTTTAGTACTGTATCTCTCTTTCCTGTATGCTTAATTAGTTCTCGATTAATCGCCCAAGCTGAAAAGGCTTTTCTGGAGAATCCATTGTTTTTCAAAAGGTTTTCAAGAGGTTTCGGATAAAAATATACATATACATCTCCATACTCATCTGGCGTTTCCTTGAATCCCCATTGATCGCAACTGAATTGAGCATCAAAGTGCTGCCCGTATACGGAAAGACTTTCAAGAATGAATTCATAACACCTCTGTCCCTCAGATACGTCTTTTTTACGTGTAGGTATGTCCACAACGTCCTCGACCGTCAACTCACGTCCATCCTTAAATATGAAATCTGTAGCTAATTTGTCAGCCAGCAGAAGTGTGGATATAGCCATTACCTGTTTGGCTGGAAAGTCATACCCGTCAAAACCTTTCTCAATTTCAACTTTCATTTCCTTCAGATCGTCCGATGTGAACTGTTTGAGATTCCCGACAAATACTCTTCCAGCAAAGCCGTAGTTCTTCGTGACAACGCTGTTGATCTCTGCCGGATTCTCGTAAATATCCTCGCAACACTCAATTTCAATAATTCTGTTGATAGCTCCGCCGGAATCTGCAAATTCAGAAATAGGATTCTCGCCGTTGCAAATGGTCACGTTGCTCCATGTATTCTCCTTAGCTGCTCCGAGGTCCTTATTTGATCTTCCTTTCCCCTTGCCGGAACAGAGATTGTAAATCAATGTTTCGTAGTTATCCCGGATATACTGAGAAGCATTCTTTGAATCATCCAGAATCATCGGGAAATTATTGAGCATGTCCGCCCTTGTCTCTAACGATGTATCTGTTGATCGAAAGTTTCCAACGTAAGCTCCCGGCGCAGGATTTCCCCAAACAGAAGCAGCTATATTGATTGTTACTGTCTTTCCACCGCCTGTCTGTCCGTAGAAGTCCACGATGAACGGTAGCACATCAAGCGGCTGTACAAGAGCACTTGCAAAAGATGCCGCCAGTGCTATTCGTGGCTCTAATCGTCCGCATGACCGCAGCTGTTTAGCTAGAGTCACCCACTTGAAGTAATCTCCGCTTTCCTGTATACTCTGGAATAGTGTTTTAAAGCGGTATTCCCCGTCAAAAACGATCGAAAGGTCGTAAGGTACAAACACATCGCCATGCCACCCTAACTTGCTTGTAGAGTGCTGTATGTCAATCATATCGGCATTGTACATTTCAACATCCGCCAGATACTTTACGAGAAGCCTTGCATTCTCTGAATTGACCTGCACCCCGAACCTTGCAAGATTAGTTATTGCCCTGGAAGTCACAATGTCGATTTTCGGAACAGTTATTTCCGTCCAATATCCATCCCTTTTAAAAGCCACTGTGATCTGTTCTTCACCTGTTTCAATGTTTTTCAGTCGGCGTATCGGCATGATCGGGTGGTGACATACAAGTTCTCTCGCCTTAGATGTTTCAGAAGAAAATATTCCATTCTCTGTAGCTATCCAGCTGCCACAAGCCATATTAGGATATTCCTTATCAACAGAATCAGGATAAAAGTTTGTGATGTTTTCAACCAGCTGCATGGAACGATTTGCTTTTTCTTCTTTTTCTTTTTCCTGCTCTGCTTTTTGAAATTCCTTTATAAACTCTTCTGCTATATGTTTCGCTTTCACACTTTTTGCCCGGTCCATCAGCTTAAATTTGATTTCTGAGCGGTCGATTTTACTTTTTATCGCAAAAAGTTCTTCATACAGTTGCTTTTCCATAAAGTCTTGCGCTTGCAAATTTCCAATATTTTCAAGAATCTTACTCACCTCCTGACTTAACAGACAGCAATTCATGTCTGCTTTTTTCTTTCTCGAGATTAAACTGGCACATATACCACTCTTCTGAATCAGGAGGGAACGTTTTTAGTGCTGTTTCGTACATAAGTATGTTCTTTTCTACCTGCTCAAGCTCGTTTGAGACCTGAGCAGGATTGCTTTTTTTTGATTTGATATCTCGCATTTCATGTCTGATCTGGTTACGACTTTTACCTTTTTTTGAGACATAAGTGCCGCCCAGCTCAATAAATGCAGTACTAAAAGGAACGGATTCGTATTGCATTACGAAATCAAACACATCGCCACCGGTCCCACAGCCGAAACAATAAAAGGAATCATCGTAGATTTTGCAGGACGCTGACTTTTCCTTGTGAAAGGGGCAGCATATGAAACCTGCTCTGTTCGGAACCATTCCGTATCTGGCAAGAACATCTCTCATACTGTACTGCTGCTTAATTGTCTCTTTGTCCATTTGACAAGATCTCCATTATTTGCTTTCCAGTATCTTTTTTATTGCAGAACAGAAATTCAACGCCATATTTCCGCTGCATCGTGCAGAGGATTTTATACAAAACATCACCGTGCATGACTTTCTGTTCCTGTTCCACCCAGACACCGTTTTTCTTGACTCTTTTCTTTCCGCGAGGATTCTCCCACCAGAGCACATCGTCCAGCTTTTCAATCCCTTTTCCATGTTCACACAGGAACACAAGTTTTATTCCTGCTTCATTCGCCCGGATAATCTCAGCACGGAATCTCTCATGCTGCTGGCATACATTACCACATAATTCAGAGAGATTTTGCTTTCGGTCAACAACTAACCTGGGGTTGTCATAATTCATATAATCCCCGACGTAGAGCTTTGACACGAACCATTTTTCTCCTGCTACATCAAATGCTTTCTTAATGCCATCAATAACTTTCTGATGTTCCCTACTGTCAATTTGTATCATGCGAACGGCATCTCCTCGTCAATTCCATCTGGAATACTCATAAATCCGTCTGGGTCTGTTTCTGGATGTGGTGTTTCCGACTTCTGCTGGCTCTGATTAGAACCTTTGCTTTCACCAAACTCAATCTCTTCCACAACAATGTCTGTTGTGTATACCTTCTGTCCATCACGATTGGTGTAGCTGCCGGTCTGGATTCTACCAGATAAATCCGCTTTCATTCCTTTAGAAAAATATTTCTCGATAAATTCTGCTGACTTTCCGAAAGCGATACAATTACAAAAATCTGCTTTCTGATCAGAACCCTCTTTCGCAAATCTTCTATTCACTGCAATAGAAAACCTCGCAATAGATGTTCCATCATTTGTATATTTGATTTCCGGATCACGTGTAAATCTTCCTGTAAGAATCACTTTGTTCATGTTGTTACTCCTTTTCTACATGCTGTTTGTCATAGTCAATTAACATTTTGAGACATTTATGCCCTTTCTCTTTTGTAAGTGACTTAATGTCGTTTACCTTGAAACGAGTCTTGATCTGTTCTAAAAGTTTGGCCTCCGGGTACTTATCAATAATGTTTTTGATTGACATAGTAGTCTCGGAACTAATCATCTCGGCCTCTTTTGCCGGTTCCACTTTTCTGCCGGACGTTTTTTCTTTCTCTCCTGTATTAGTAGAATCACTGTCTTTGTTATCATCAATACAGAACAGTCCATTCAAAGCGTATTTCCTGGCATAAGATGAAGCTGCGCCTGTCACCTGCGAAGAATCCATACCTTTCTTAGATTCTTCTTCCCTTGCATAAGCAACGGTTGTAATCTCTCCGAAATCTTCGCAGTCGTTCAGATGAGCTTCTGCCCTGACATATATTCTATCTCCAACAACTTCCATCCGATCTGTGACACTTAACACAGTCTTCGTTTCTGTCAGAAGTGGCTTTACAGCCTCCAAAATGTCCTCGCAGCTCCTGTATTTGTATTTCCCAAAGGAATTATACTGCCCTTTAGGGGCTTTCAGTTTTGACTGAATAATCCCTAACTTCTCATATATATTCACTTCTATTCCTCCTTGTCATAAACCACATGCTTGCTGCCCTCGATAATCAGCAAACTTGCAATATCTTTCATTGATAAGGTTGATTCATTATAGATTTCAACCAGTGCGTTGTAAGCACCTGGCGATACTTTCACAACCGGGTTATCCTTATCGGTTGCCGGCTGCTTCTTTCTTGCCGGAATACGGATTTCAAAATCACTCACCGATATTTTCCTCCTTATACGATTTCTGAGCCGTTAAAAGCCCATTCAGAGCTTGTACGTAGCTCGCTAATGTTCTTGCCTTGTATGAACTCTCGATGTAGTTATCAGCTACAAGGGAAAGCTGCTCGTCTATCAGAGCAAGGATTTCATCAATTCTCTCCTGCATCTTTTCTCACCTCGCTAAAGAAACAGTAAACATTGTCAGATCCATCTCCTCTCGCCGGATTCTGCTCGCCGCTTGGAAAGATTCCACCAGCGCAATGATACTCAAGATGATTCAGATACATGTCCGGATTTTCCCAGTCAAGAATGTACTGCTTCCGTCTGCTCAGCTCCTCCAGAAGTTCGTTCACTGTCGCTGTCAGCTCCATTGTCGGCAGGAGCTTCAGCTCTGTCTGATTCAGCATTTAACGGGCACCCCCCATCTATCAGAAGTTCCAGCAAGAAAGCTTTGATTTTATTGAGACTTTCACGACTTTCTTTTTCGTAAAACGGATCAAAAGATACACTCTGATACAAATCCCATTTAAATTTTCCTTCGGGAAGACTGACATCTTCCTTCCTTTTAAGTCCACATACACTCATGCCATAAATCGAATAATTGAACGAGGCGTTTGCTGTCGGAACTTCATTTGCAACTCTTTTACAGAGTTCGTAAATTTCGTCAATTTCTTTCTTAAACATCTTCATTCTCCTTTCTCTCTGGCGTATCAATATCCCAGAGAATTCCGTACACGATTGCCGCTGTCATTGCCGCCGCAAAAAGCTGCCTGCCCGATCCGCCCCACTGCCAAAATGGAAGGAACGTGGAAAAGCTCCCGATCAGTGCGGCGCAGATGATGTTTTTCATTCACTGATACCTCCTATGATCCACGCAAGGTTGCTTGCTACCAGTGCAGCTGCTGTTACAACCCACGCTGTGAACCACTTTCTTGATTTCTTCTTGCTTTCCTCGACGATCTCAGTCGCAAGTGCTACTTCAATGTCAGCCCATGTTGGCTGATTTTCGTTTTTAATTTCACTCATATCGTGCTAATTTCTCCTTATTTGTCTTTACAATTAGCAGATAGAGGCTTATAATTAACCTGTATCCACTAAGGCGTTTTAGTGGGTGCAAAGCTCCGGGGTGGAGGTGTTGGCTCCCTCCGGGGCACTCACTTATTAAGAGCAGCTTTGCCTTTCCAGACATGTCCGGTCACTTCATAGACTTTCCTAGGGCTTATGATGTATGTGATCCTGCCACCGGAAAGGCTTTTTGCTGGCTTGTTATTCTGGATAGCAGTCCCGATCGGCAGCCATCCGTATACAATTCCTGCTCGGATTGATGTTACAGGAAGTCCGATCAGCTTGCTTGCATCAGATACGCTCATACTCTCTGATGAGAACTCTGGCATTTGTGGAATGCCTGATATGATTCTTGCAACCTCTGCAGCGAACTGATGAACTTCTGCATTTTCTTTGACGTAAAGGTTTACTTCTTCTGGGGTCATAATTATTCACCACTTTCTTTTTCTTTTACAAAATGCTTTTCCATCAGGTCGGCAATCATAAGGTACTCTTCCGCAATTTTGCCCTCTCTGGTATTTTTTACCTGTTCGCGGAACTCTGGAATTGTTCCTAAGAAACAACCGCAAGATACTCTGATCTGCTTATCTTCGCACTGAAAGAATGTAGTTGTACGGAACTGAGTGCCGAAACCATGAATGGTTGTATAGTCTGCATTGCCATAGACCTCTGCATTGCCGGAGACCCTTGCATTGCCGGAGACCCTTGCATCGCCGGAGACCCTTGCATTGCCGTAGACCTCTGCATTGCCGGAGACCCTTGCATCGCCGTAGACCCATGCATCGCCGTAGACCCTTGCATTGCCGTAGACCTCTGCATCGCCGTAGACCCATGCATCGCCGGAGGACTGTTCAAGGTTTTCCTCTTTCTCAATCCACCCACCAGTTTCTCCCTCTTCTACATCTCCAAATGATATAAGCGCCTTGATACGGAAAAGCTTCTTTCCAAAGATGTTGATTTTTGACTCTGCTGTCAGTTCGAATTTTTTCATTGATTGGTTTTCCTCCTTGTATTTTCCTTGATGTAAGCATCAACTTCGCTCATATATTTACTCCTTTCATTATTGCTTCAATTCTTACCACCCTAGCACTAAACGGATTAAAACTGTTGTCACACTTGCTACAATTGCTGGAATCACATATTCCATAATTGGATGGCGTTTCATATTTTTCACTCCTTCCGTTCTGGAATCTTCGACTCAAGAAACCTATCTGTTTTATCAGGATTCTTGTATTTTGCGATTGTTTCTCCAACCCCAAGAAAATATCCCTTGTCAAACTCTGACATATTGGGAACTGCCTTGGCTATTGATTCGATAATCTTCTTTTCTTTCTCAGACAATATATTCACTCCTTTCTTACACGTTTTGATTCTTCAAAAGCAACTAAGTCACTTTCTGACACTCTGTAACCAGAGCCATTCAGATTGATTGCCGGAAGCTGTTTATTCCGTATCCATCTCCACACGGTAGGAACTTTCACGCTATATCTCTGAGCGATTTCTTCGCAAGTGTAAAGACGTTCCAAAAGATCACCTCCTACTTATTTTTAGTTGCGTTTACCACTTATTTGTGTTATCCTAGTTAATGCCTATTGGCAAAGGAAAGGAGTGGTTATCATGACCCAACTTTTGAATTTGCCTGTTCCCTTTGCTTTTAATCCGTCCGTACTGATACCTCGACAGTCAAAACAGGTCAAATACGGCTCTGATTGTTTTGTCAGCGATTAGGCGTGTTGCAGAACCAAGACTGCGAAAGTGACAAGGTGCTTCAAGAAGCATTTGGTCTCGTCAGATGCGGCGTCAGCCTGCAAAGTACATAGGGTAAACAAATTTGGTAAAGAGCTGTTAGGGACGAGACCCCTAGCAGTTTCTTTTTATTTAATAGAAGCCTTGTTTCTATCAGATTGTGGTAAACGCTCAAGGCTTTGTGTTACCTTGTGTTATTATAATATCTCACTCAGATAGATTTGTCAAGCGTAAATCTCACAAAAAATTTGACATAGTTAGATTTTTGTGCTACTATATACTTGCAGTTAAGAATAGGAGGTGAAAAGAGTGAATACCAAGATTCAACAAATAAGAAAGACTGCGAAGATGACTCAGGATGAGTTCGCCGAGAAAATCGGGGTATCTAAGAACTTTGTTTGGATGATAGAAAAAGGAGAAAGAGTTCCATCAGATCGAACTGTCAAGGATATCTGCAGGGAATTCAAAGTCAACTACGAATGGCTGACTAAGGGAACAGGCGATATGTTCATCCAGAATAAAAGAAAATCCGAGATTGCGGATTTCGTTGGTTCGGTTCTGAATGGAGAAGCAGATAGCTTCAAGATACGATTAGTAGAAATACTTGCTAATCTAAATGAATCAGAATGGGAAACACTTCAGAAACTTGCGAACGCTTTAGCGGACAAGAAAGAGGAGTAAAAAGATAGGGACAGGATGTAACTCCTGCCCCTTTTCTTTATTTCAGTCCTAGAAATGATATTATAAATCTAAATATTGTATATAATTGGTCATGGTCTGCTTTTTCTATCATCTCAATAATCTCTTTCTTATAATCCATAAACAACCCTCCCTATTGCAATTACCACCTACATTACAGTATATGTCCGGCTGTGGGAAATAGAACCGAACATTAGTTCGTTTCATGCCATTATATCACTAATGTTTGCTCTTGGCAACTGCCAGATATACACCGATATGTTTATGATTGCATAGAAATTATTCGTAACATCAAAGATATAGTCTTTTCTGTTTAGTGGCAGGGCGAATAAAAACGGCAGCATGGTCTGCTTTATTTCATGGGCGCTATTCTTATGTAGGGTAGAAGATCTGTACGCATTTTGGACAGAATACACTTCTGACTCTTCACGGATATAATCGTCTACACACATTGGTAAATAAACAATGTAATTAAGCAAAAGCACAGCTCCTATTATAATTAGTATATTTTTGATTATTTTCATTTCATAAATCACCTCAAAACGTCTATTTACAACTAAATTTAACGATGCTATAATAAAAATAACATATTTAAACACTTTTTTTTGCAAATGGCGAAAACAATGTTTACAAGGGAATGATTTACATGAAAATTGCGATTTGTGACGATGATAATTTACGAATTGAGATTTTCAAAAATAGCATTGACCGATATCTAAAAGAGCATGGTGATGGTGGATATACATTAACCACCTACACCAGCGGAAAGCCTTTGATCGACGATGTTTCAGATGGTGAATGGTATGACATAATAATTCTTGATGTCTCCATTAACGGAGAAAATGGCATAGAGATTGCCAAAAAATTAAGAAAAATCGGATACTATGGAAATATCACTTTTTGGACAGAACGCAAAGAATATGTATTTGATGCACTTGATGTGCTGCCGGTTCATTACATCATTAAAGGCTCTGAGCATGGAAGAATGTATTCAGTTGTTGAGCAGACGCTTGAAAATATCCGTGAAAAAACGCTTACTATCAAGAACAAGGACTACTTTCATAGAGCTGAATTCCGGCATATTGAATACATCGAAAGCCAGAACAAATACATAATGATCCATTGCACGTGCGGAATATCGCACAAGGAACGAGGAAAGCTCAATGATATCGAAAAGAGTCTTGACGGAAGATTTTTGCGCTGCCACCAGAGCTATATAGTTAATATGGACGAGGTAAGCGAAGTAAGCCATTTTTTTACGATGGTATCTGGCGCGATCGTCCCGATCAGGCAAAGAGAACTTGCGAAAATAAGAGAAAAATATGAAAACTATGTCATTGGAGGGAAATAAAGCATGAGCGAAGAGAAAACAAAGAAATGCAAATATTGTAAAACAGAGATTCCGGCAGATGCTAAAGTCTGCCCGCAGTGCCGGAAGAAATTAAAAGGTGGAAAGTTCAAATGGGTTGTGCTGATAATCCTTGTCGGAGCCATCATCGGAGCTGTAGCTGGTGAAAGTGATTCAGAATCAGATAAAAGCGCAGCAACCGCTACTTCTTCAGAAAAGAAAGAAACTACTACCAAGCAAAAAGAAGAAGCTGCACCGATCGAGTACACTGCTGTTTCTGTTAATGATATGATGTCCGATCTTGACAGTAACGCAATGGGTGCATCTGATAAATATAAAGGTAAATATCTTGAGATCACCGGAAATCTCAGTAACATTGATGCCTCCGGAAAATATATCAGTCTCACAGCCGATGGTGACTTTGAGATCATTGGTGTACAGTGCAATATCAAAAACGATGAGCAAAAATCAAAGGTAGCATCTCTTACCAAAGGTGATACCGTTACATTAAAAGGAAAATGTACAGATGTCGGAGAAGTGCTGGGATATTCTCTTGATATTGACGAGATAGAGTAAATAACACGGCTCCTGCTTAACGGCAGGGGCTGTTTTTATAAGGAGGAAAATATGGCAAAAAGAAAGAAATACCCGAAATTGCCAAACAGTTTCGGGTCTATCCGCTATCTCGGCAAGGGTCGAAGAAACTGCTACGCAGTTCACCCACCGGCAACGCTGGACGCAACAGGAAAAGCGATCCGTCCGCCTGCGATCTGCTACGTTGACGACTATCTGAAAGGGTTCGCCGTTCTGACGGCTTACAAAGCCGGGACGTACAAGCCAGGTATGGAAAAAGAACTTGAGATTGCCCCTACAACGGACGCAGACGCCCTTGTAAGCCGTATTCTGTCAGACTACAATACATTCAAGGGTACAGAGGAAAAGCACCCGGAAACGCACAAATTGACGTTTACAGAGGTGTATGAACAATTCTACGCATGGAAATTTCCAGTCGGAACAAAAGCGTCTTATAGTTCGATGGAATCATACAAAACAGCTTACTCAAACTGTAAAACATTGCACAATCGCACATTTGAAAATTTAAAAGCCCCCGACTTGCAAGACGTAATAGATAAATGTACTCTTAAGAAGCAAAGCAAAGCAATTATATTAACCCTCTTTAAACAGATGTATAAGTATGCCATCTATTCAGAAATTGTGTCGGAAAATAAGGCTTTATACGTAAAAGTTAACGCGAATGATGATACGGAACATGGCACACCTTTTTCGGATGAGGAATTGCAAATCCTTTGGAATAACACCGATGATCCAGAAGTACAGCTCATTCTGATCATGTGCTACTCCGGCTGGAGAATTGGAGAAGTGCTGAAGCTTACGACAAATCTTGAAGAGAGATATTTTCAGGGCGGCATCAAGACCGCAGCCGGAAAAGACAGGATCGTTCCGATTCATCCGGCCATATATGAGTTTGTGAAGAATAAGGTTCTGACGCAAAACGGCAGGCTCTGCATCTATTCTCAGACGCAACACCGAAACGCCCTGTTCTACCCTACATTGGAACGCTTGAAAATAACCGGCAACCCGAAACACACGCCACACGATTGTCGGCATACTTTTTCTACCCTGTGTGAAAAATACGGCGTCCGGGAGAACGACCGGAAGAGGATGTTGGGACATTCGTTCGGAAACGATGTTACGAACGCTGTATACGGTCACAGAACCCTGGAAGAACTCCGAACAGAAATAGAAAAGATAAAAGTCCCATTTGTGACTAACTGTGACTAACCGTTCCTATTTTTATCTTTTTTAAACTGCCTTAATTACTCTAACAAAAGTCCGCAAAGGCTTTATTCTACTGGCTTTTCCGCATTTTACAAGGGATTTCGCAAAGACATTTTCTTTAATCTAATTTTAATGAAAATCTTCAAGAATCCTTTGTTTATGCGGGTTTCAGGACTTCGTTTGTGACTAATTTGTGACTAACCGTGTAAATCTATATCTGTTCACAACATCGTAATTTGACGTAAAAAAAAGAGAGTCGGGTTTTTAGGCCCAACTCTTTTCTGACTGTCCGCTCGTGCCGCTGCTAACAGCCCCCGAATTGGGACATACAGCTCTTCCGTTCATGCACGGTGGAATCAGTCTGCACTCTTCACTTGTGCGTAGCCACACAGGATATTATACATCATAAGTTCAACCCCTGTGCGGCTGTTGATAGTATACCTTGTTCTGAAGGAAAAATCAATCAGAACGTTATTTCGTATTCGCCTTCATGTGCTCAATCACTTTCTTCCAGGTATCAATGCCGCAAGTTCCATTTGCCTTTACGCCAACATTTTTCTGGAAAACTTTAAGGGAATTATATGTGTCATTCCCGAACTGTCCGTCAACTTCCACTCCCAGCATCGCCTGAAGCATTGCCACAGCTGTACCGGAACTGCCCTTTCTCAGAATCGGAAGTCTTGTCTGGAAGGTACCGGTAAGCGTAGTTGAAGGTGTACTTACTTTTGCACCGGTGGTAACAGCAATAGCCACGTGGTGATTATCGTTCAGGAGGATATCTCCTGCCTTTAAATAGTCACCAGATGTCAGATACTTACTATCCGTCAGTACTTTCGCACCAGCAGCCTTCATTGCGGCTCTCATGTTCCGTGTCGTCAGATAGATACTGACTGCCTTGAGTTTTGCGTTATTTAAGCGATACCCAGCCCCCTTGACGATAGCTGCTGTGCTCGCACTGCAATCGGATTCACAAGCTACCGTGATCTGCGCCGGATCATAGTTACTTGCCTTTAAGTGCTGCCAGAACGAATACCGGTCATTGCTGTTTCCGGCAGTACCCTGATCGTACCCGATGAGATTGTTCTGGGCCGCTTTTGTCGCCATATCTGCAATCATGGCTGCGATTTTTGCGTCATTGAATCTCAGGACACAGAGCCACGGTCTGCTGTACCAGTTCATAATCCGATATTCTGTACCAGTCTGATCTCCTGCTTTCCCACCTGCATACCTTCCGTTTTCATCATGTCCGCAGTTACTGATTTTTACCATTGCTGTTTCTCCTTTCTGTGCTGTTCCTCTATAGTCCTTGTAGAACACATCCATGTCAACGTTGCCGCTGATTCCAGATACTTTTCCTTTGCTGGAATACTGCCAGCCAATTCCTGCTTTTGGTTTTACCCTTGTTTGCATTGTTCCATTATCGGGGTCTGGGTAATGTGCAATCCAGCACTCATACTTTCTGAGTGCGTCAGTCAGAACGCCGTTGTACCAGTCCAGATTGCAGTAGATACCGACCTTATAACCAGCTTTTTTCATCCTTGTCAGAAAGGCAACTGCAATGTTTTCGACTGCCTGTTTACCGAGTTTTCGCTGATTAGACCACTCGAGATCATAAAGCATCGGAAAGTCCAGTCCTCGCCCGTTTAGTGCGGCGATCACATCTTCCGCCTCATCAATAGCCTGTGCCGGTGTCAGAGCGTATGAATATTTATATCCGCCGATAAGGATTCCGTTGCTCTTGCATCCCTTGTAGTTGTACTCGAATGAGCCGTCAACACCTGTTTTCTGATGGATTCTTAAGATTGCGAATTTGATACCGGATTTAGCCACTTTCGCCCAGTCTGGTTTCCCCTGATTGGATGATACGTCAATTCCTTTAATTTCCAATTTATCAGCTCCTTTTTATGAAATTTTCAAAGTTTCTTAATGAACTAAATGGGAAGAGGAAAATTATAAAAAAGCGTAAAAACATGTAATCATCTGGGTTTTGGTTGATTTTATTGTTACCGTCCTGTCCGAATTGCTGACAGTGATACCATCTGGAAGCGCTGATGTGGTCACGGTATAACCAATACTGATTGAACCTCCGAGATAAAAGACAACCATTGTTTTTTCGATTATGATTAATCCATGAGTGGCAGCACGTACATTTTTGATAGTAAGTGATTCGCCAAATGCTTTTTCGTACCTCAGAAAGGGGTTACTATTTAATTCATTAAGCGCTCCAACCATCGTCTTATTGCTCGTCTGCAAGTTACTGATGACCGCATTGGTCAGTTTCCCGACTATCCAGTTCCAGATTCCGCTGAACGGCGAAAGCTTGTTTGCCTTTGCCGCCGCATCGTAAATCATTAAAGAATCCGCATCCTCTGGTGTTGCTTTCTGTGTGTACTCGTTAAATTTTCCCATTATTGTAATTTCCTTTCTAACTCTTTGATATGTTTTTCTTGCTCGTCAACCTTTGCGCTAAGTTCCTGTATGGCTTTAATGGCGTAATTGAGAAGATACGGACTGTTAATCTGTTTAATATCCATCTCGCCATTTTCGTCATATCCGCCGCCCAGTGCCAAGTTCGGGTCGATTTCTTCCAATTCATCCGCCACGAAACCGATGTTTTGATGCCATCCGCCCATCCGTTCTTTCCAGTCAAACTGACGGACTTTCATTTGATTGACCGTTTCAAGAGCGTTTGTTTCACTGGCTTCGATGTTTTCTTTTAGACGGATATCGGAAACCTGTCCGTCTGTATATAAGTAATCTGTGCTAAAGCCAGGCGCACCCCATTTGGCGCGGATTCCTAAACGGTGGTGTACTATTGTTTCTCCGTGCTTACTGCCTGTTCCTGAAAAAAGATAGGCCACTTGCGAATCATCTGCACTTACAGACGCTACCGGCTGTCTTTTGACTTTATTGGATGTTTTTGTTTGGTTCTCCAAGTCGTAAAACATAAGGGTTCCGCCAACAGCTACATTATTTATGGCCGTAAGATTGTCCGTATATATCCAAACTGTGTCATTTTGATATTTTACAATATAACCGCCGCCGGTTCCTTCCTGCCAAAGTCTAATAGCATCATCAGATACATCCTGTGCGTATAATCCGTGCTTTCCAAGCATCAAAGCCTGGTAGTTCTTTGCGTCTGTATAGTCCGTATACAATCGCAATCCGGCAGTGTTAAGAGATACCATCGGGTTTCCGGTGTTCTTATTAAGTACGACATATCCGGTATATCCTAATCTCGATATCTGATTTCCGTCAGCATCGTAAATCTTCAACTGACCATTTCCGTTATTCGTGCCGCCAAGACTGATAACGCCACCTTTCATGGCATTGAAAGAAATATACAGCGTCGTGTTCCCGCTTTCGTCCTTTTCGTAGTACAGCCCCTTAAACTTCCCATCATCTGACAGGATATCAACTATCTGTTCCTGTGTCAGTGACGCCACATCAACCGCAACGGAAAAAGTCTGGTAGTCCGCAAGTTTGCTCTTCGACTGGTCAAAATACAGTGAAACCTTGAGCATGTCATGTGCCTTGAGTGACAGTCCGTTGACATTAATCTTCAGACGGTCAAGTGCCGTAGTCTGCGATACTGTGAGTATAGCCCATGTAGCGCCGTTGTCGGTGGATTTTTCCAGTTTCCACCAACCTTTTTGTGACTGTGCAATCTCGCCGTTTCCGTCACGATAGAACGAATCTACAATGAGCGGCGCCGGTGTTATCTTCTTGTCTGCTCCCATCAGTAAAACATCAGCGTTTGACTGGAAAAAGTAAGTCCTTCCGGCAGCCCCCGGTTCGCCCTTAATCTTTGTCCAACTATATCTTGCTGGGTCGGTGCTATCATCCGGCGTGTAATCGGTATACTGCCCGATATACAGCTTATTGACACTATCATCTACGGAGAAGCCTGTTCTACCATCCGCACTATTCGCATATGCGATATGGAAGTACGGCGTCTTTCCGTTCGCCCCCGGTGTTCCTGGCACGCCCTGCGCTCCGTCTGCCC